ATGGTATACTCATGGTTTAGCAAGTTCTTACCTTGAAGGATGTAACTTCTTAACAGCAGCTGTTTCAAGTCCAGCAAACAGTATGGGCCACTCATTATTATTATTATGGGGTCCAGAAGCACAAGGTGATTTCACACGTTGGTGTCAAATTGGTGGTCTTTGGACATTTATCGCATTACACGGTGCATTTGGTTTAATCTCGTGGTCCATGCCCTTATGGTGACATTCGTCATTGTGCTTCCATTCGCTGTGGAAAGCGCAATCCGAGTGTCTAACGAGTTAGACCTTCCTGAAGGTCTATTGGTCTTAACCTCTGCAATTTGTGCGGTTAAGTCCTACCTCTTTTGGCGATGGTGGGCGTTTCATGTCGTAAAGAATGATCGCGCCATAGAGCTTGATAGGAAAATGAACTCATTCGCAGATGCCGATGAAGACCAGATCCTTGAAAATGAGAGGAATGGACACCGCCCCTCTAGGCGAGGAAACTACGCCGTCTATGTTGGACTCCGCGCGAAGATGGAGCTCGGCGAGATGGAGTGGAACCCGCTGAATGAGAGAGTTGCCGACGAAACAATCCGCAAGATTTTGAAAGAGAAGAATCTGAGGCTAGCTGACTTTGAGAGAGTCCGCTACGATGCCCGTTTCATCTTTTTCAACCCATCGAAGTTTGCAAGAGAAGCACCCGGTCCTAATTGTGAAAAATATATTAGCAATATGGATCAGAGGACAGCCTCTGGCAACCACTGATGGGGCCTAGGATTTGTACCGGGGGTGAGTACGAGTACCCAGCTCACACACCCCAACCTGTCGGTAACAAAGACTGGGAGACCGAAAAAGATCAGGACCGTGAGTGTAGTCGGTGGACGCGACACTCATGTGAAATTTGGCGTCCACAACTCAGATATCTCCACCCTTGAACGGGGGTTGTTGGAGCGTGTGTATTATGTGAAAGATGGTGATCAATTCACAACCACCCCACAACCGACGGAAAGGGCATTCGATAAGCTTCGTGGCTTCTCAGCCAAGCTTAAATCACACCTACCTAGATATGCCGCCGCATGGTCTTCCAAACAATTTGTGGAATCGTACCACGGCCGCCGTAGAACAATCTATGAAAAGGCTGCGATTAGCTTGCTTACTCGACCATTGTGTCGCGAGGATTTGTACCTCAAGACCTTTGTGAAGGCGGAAAAGATAAATTTTACCGTCAAGTCCGACCCCGCCCCGCGTGTTATACAACCGCGGGACCCCCGATACAACGTGGTGGTTGGGAGATATCTACGACCTCTTGAACATCGTATGTACAAGTCTATAGCGAGGGTCTTCGGAGACATCACCGTCTTCAAAGGATTCAATGCTGAGGAGACAGCACTGCATATGCATCGTAAGTGGTCCAGATTTAATCGGCCCGCTGGCATCGGCCTGGATGCCAGCCGGTTCGACCAACATGTGTCTGTTGAGGCTCTAGAGTGGGAACATTCGATATATAATTATTGTTACCATTCGAAGGAGCTTCGTCGTGCCCTTACATGGCAGATTAAGAATGTTGGCCGAGCATACTGTCCCGATGGTAAAGCTAAATACCAAGTGGACGGCTGTCGTATGTCTGGCGACATGAACACGGCAATGGGAAATTGTCTCTTGATGTGTGCAATGGTCTATGCCTACTCGAAAGAGCAGGGTGTCAACATAGAGCTATGCAACAACGGAGATGATTGCCAAGTGTTCATGGAGGCTAGCGACGTAGACAAATTCCGCGAGAACCTAACCCAATGGTTTTATGAAATGGGCTTTAACATGAAAGTGGAGCCCACAGTATATACTTTTGAGAAGGTTGAGTTCTGTCAAACAAAACCCGTTTTTGATGGAACAAAGTGGATTATGGTCCGTCGCCTTGTCGCCCTTACTAAGGACACCTATTGCATCAACAACCTGAACCATCCCGAACACTTTAAGAAGTGGGTTTCAGCAGTTGGCATGGGTGGACTGAAAGCGTATGGTGGTATACCAATATATAATTCATTCTATCGGTCGATGATCCTCACTGAGGACGTTGGCAAGGTGGAGAAGCATCCCCAGATGCAAACTGGCGGATTGTATTGGCTCTCCCAGGGGCTTGATCGAAGAGATCAAGCCTCGTGCTCAGATGAAGCACGCTTATCCTTTTGGCGCGCGTTCGGTGTAACTCCCGACGCACAGCTTTTAGCCGAAGAGTATTATACTGCACACCCTCCGTGCTATAGCCCTATGGAGCTCCACCGCCCGGTGACAAATTGGCCAGTCCCGTGCGATCCAGCTCTGTTGGAATGAGTTACGACACCCGACCTTGACAAGTCGTTAAACTGTCATTGGGGTCCCCCCTTAGCGATCTAGAACGTTGCGACACACTTTCGTGTGGGGCACGGGTGAAATCCTGTGCATCGTGTAAATAGTTACGTAGTAAGGAGAAATCCGGAATACTCGAGAGACTGCACGGATCGGAGTTACTATTGGGGTGGATGAACAGTCCCACATTGTTGTTTGGTGGTGTCCCAGATGAATAACAACAACAAAATGGTTAAATTACCAAAAGGATCTATGACCAAAGCAAAGTCACAGGTTCGCAACATGCCCCCTCCTCCCGGCCGACCTTCGCGTCGTGAGCGGAGACAGGGGATGAATACAGTGGTCACAGCGCCTGTTTCCTTCAATGCTTCTTCGAAGCAGTCGGGGAGGCAGTCGATGCGATACAAGGAAGTGGAGAGAGTGGCAACCATTGCAGGTTCCACGTCATTTGCAGTGCAAGCTAATTTGGCGTGCAACCCAGGGTTGTCGGCTTCTTTCCCTTGGCTGTCCGGTCATGCACAACTGTACGATAAATATCGTGTTCACAGGTTGACATACCGGTACAAGAACGTCAAGGGAGCCAACACGGACGGCAATATCATCATGAGTTTCGACTACGACACTCTTGATACGGCACCAAGCACCGCCATTGCCCAGTGTCAAAGCAGCGCTTGGATTGACGGGTCACCCTGGAAAATTATCGAGTTGCATGTTCCCTGCGATAAGCGGGATTACTACACTCGCTCTGGAGGCGTCGGAAGCTCTGACCTCAAAACCTATGATATGGGTCGCGTATTTGTTTCTTCGGATTCTTGCGCTGATACCACAACTCATGGTTACCTTGAGGTTGAGTACGACATTGAATGCTTCTATAAACAGAGTGGTTCTTCATCATCCTATGGAGTAGGAGATTACGCGTATTATAACTTGAGTACCAACGATAGTAATAATAACTCGACAATCACTGTTCCGTTTGATGAGGAGCCAGTAACCCAGGGAATAGCCCTTACTAACTCCTCTGGCACTTTCACAGTGCCCGTTGCGTGTCTTGCCGAAGTGCACACCGAGATTTGCCTCTCAGCAGGCGTCCGAGATGCCGGAGACACGATCGCGATTGAGGTGAATGATGCTGCTGTTTCTCCTCCACTCCAGGCCGCAAGTCCTGGAGCTTCCTTCACTG